ATATAATAGTTGTCTGTTGTAGTTATTCCAGCTACTTGTTTTAATATCCAATGATTTAGAATATATTGTAGTTCACTTTCTATGTGTCTTCCTATTCTATCATAAATTGCATAGCTGAAAGTCTGTACATTATTGTAAGTTGTATTAGATCCAACTCCTAAGTCGATAGGTGATAAGCCAAAGCCTGCAAGTTTCTTTTCTCTCGCTTTATCTATCAATTCTAAGAATTGCATATCACGATTTGACTTTCCAAGCTCAAAAACCTTCTCTAAATACGGTAAAGCCCCTACTCGTCCAGCGTTTCTTGAGCCACTAAACATATTTCTTATTTTTTCTAAGATTAAATCTAGTTTAGATTTTTTACTGTTATTATCTACAATTTCTTGACTCATCCTACTTGCTTGCTCCCCCAAACCTAATAATGTAATACCTACCATTCCGTTTGATATTAGTTTGTTATTCGCTATTACAGAGTGAGAATCTAGTAAAATCCAATTATAGATTACATCGAGTCTACTAGGTGCTACTGGATAATTTCCAAACAAAAAATCTCTGGAATGATAAATTTCTACGGCTTGCTGTAAATTAGGCACAATCACAGTTCCGTTTTCATTCAATAAATCATAACTTTTGGCTCGGTTATTTGTTTTATCCCAATTTATATTGAAGTATCTAAGACTTTTGACTATTATTTCAGCTTTATCGTTTAGAATAAAGACAGCATTACCTTCGCTAGCTATTAGTCTAATATAATCTTTAACTGTTTTATGCCAATTTATATCTTTTTCTACAAAATGTAAAAGTCTTTTTTTAGCTAATTCAGTCCCAGCGTGAGCGGTCAATCCGTTAGCCCCTACATTAGACATCCATAGACTGATTGCACTATTAATGTCTCCATCACTCAATACGATTTTATCTATTTGAGTGTAGTTAAGTAGCTTCGAATTGTAGGGTGTGTACTTATCCTGGTCTTGCGTGAAAAAACTAAATTGATTAAATAAATTTTCAATTTCGGGCAATCCTCTCAAAAAGTCTTCTGTGCTAATCATATTAGTGATAAATATAGTTTAATCTTGTCAATTGTCAAGCTATAGAAAAAAAGAAGGGCTTGTAATTAGACAAATGCGTAAAGACTGCATATCTAATAGCGTCCATACCATCGTCATTGAACTTCACTGGTTCATCTAGTACCTTACCATCACTTGTCTCTTTCCATTTATAACTTTTAGCCTCTTTGATTGTTTCCTCGCTTGACTTAGTTATGTACCATTTCCTTGATTTTATTGAATTAATACCATCAATTACAGACTTATTAGCATTATGCGAATTATAACCAACTCTTTTTAATTCTTCTATTACTTCAGGTCTGGCGTGGTCGCAGTATATAGGTGTGTTTTTACTTATTTGCATTAAATCCATCAACTTTATTAAATCATCGGTAGTCAAAAAAGATTTGTAGATTATTTGGTCTGTATAAATATCATTATCCAGTAAAACTACTTTTTGTAAAGTTGTAGGGTGATTAAAACCAAAGTCTAAACCATAAACTACTTCACCAGTACTTGGCAATTCATCAATCAAGCTCCAATTAGAGTAAATACTAGCACTTGACACGCTTCTCTCCCCCAAACCATAAATCCTCCAATAGTTCTCATCGGTGTCTTTTAGTCTTTCAATTTCTCTGACTAACTCAGGAGATAAAAAGGGGTTGTCTTTGTAAGTAGATTTATAAAAGTCAACATCATCACGGGTAAGCACTTTGTCGTAAATCCAATGGTACTCATCGCTTGGATTATAGTCTAAGATTATTTTTCCAGTAGTTCGAAATAATAACTGTTGCCAATCCTCGAAGGCTAGCTCGTTGGCTTCATTACAAAATAGTATGTCTCTTTTTCTACCTCTTATTTTTTGTGGGTGATCAACTGAGACAAACTCGATTAAACTGTTATTTAATGTATAATAATTTTCTGTTTTATTGTGGTCGTTTGGATCGTAAATATCCATCTTATCCAAAATATCAAAAAAATCTCTCATAATAGAGCCTTTAATTGCAGGCAAGGTTTTTCTTACAATAGATAAAGTAACTGGCTCTTGTCGTTTAAGTAGGTTGTAAATCAAGGTTACTAAGATGTTGTAACTTTTGCCACTACGAGTTCCCCCCTGAAATACAGATATTCGTTTATTGCTATTGACAAGCTGGCTATAAACTATATTGGTTTGAATTTTGGTCTCCATCAGGTGTATTTGGGTTTATAACTTCAATTGTAATTTTCTTTTCTGGGTTTGTTGGATTTCCGTTTTTATCTAGAAATTGGTTAGCATTCTTAGTCGGCTCATATCCACCAGCAAAGCCCATTTTAACGAGAAAATCAGCCCATTTTGCATCTCCTTTGATCGCCCTATTATAAGCCGTAATAAACATTTTACCACCTTTAGAGTTCTTTAGCTTGTAAAATGTTTGCCCGTTCTTTTCTACTACTTCAACAGCGTCAAAAGGTAATAGTAGCTCATCGTCTTCATTTTCAAGGTCTTTTATAAATTCTTTTAGTTTGCGGGGTGATTTTGGTCTACCGTTAGGGTTGCCACTTTCTCCAGGTAAACTATTAATTATAACTCCTCCGTGTGCTTGTTTGATTTTAATAGGCATAAAAATTTCCAGTGCTTATCCAGTGTTAGTTTACTTTTACAATTTCCAATTCAGAATCTAGTTTTTTCATTCTGTCAATAATTACTTGACAGTATTTCTCGTCTAATTCCATACCATAGCATTTTCTTTTGAGTTGGTGGCTTGCTATCATTGTTGAGCCTGAGCCTAGGAAGAAGTCTATAACTAAACCTTTTTCAGGGCAGCTTGATTTTATAGCTCTTTCACAAAGTTCAATAGGTTTCGGTGTTGCGTGTCCTCCTGTTCCTTCTCTTTCTTGGTTTCCAGTTCGTGCAAAGTGCCAAACATTGTTTTGATTATCATGAGTATTATTAAAGTATGCTCTAGTGCTGTAGTATTCTTTTTTTAGTTCATCATATTCTTTTTTAAAAGCATTATATTCTTTTTTAAAAGCATTATTATTTGTTTCACTTCTCAGCCTATCTGCTTCTGCTTTCATTTTCTCATAGACTTCTCTAGTTGGCATATTGAATTGGCTCTTTGAAGTCCAGTGGTCTCTAGAAAGGTCACTATGCCCAACAATTCTTTTCATTGTTGGCACATCCCAGCCCATTGCGAGCCTGGAGTTTAATAGATAGTCTCTTACTGGTTCCCAGCCCTCGAAATAATTATCAGCATTATTATTAAACCCTTGCACCCCAGCCATTGCAAACAAACACTTTTCATCTGCTATTGGGTACATTCTAAAACCATCACTAAGTTGACCTTGACCATTCCCTTTATCCCAAGTGATTAAATTCCTAAAAGTTGCTTTCTGTTCTGAAATCATAGGCTTTAATATTCCACTATAAATATCCATCAAAGGCTCATCAATTCCCCAGCAATAGAAAGAGCCATTGTCTTTTAAGAAAGTAAACTGTAAAGGTACCCATTCACGGTTAAAGTCAAGCAAATCATTGTAATTTAGGTTGTCATTTAGTACGCCGTTTTTTTCTTTCTTCATTCCATAAGGTGGGTCATTATGGGCTAGTTCTGCCTTTTCCCCATTCATAAGCTTACCAACTTCATCAACGCTTGTACTATCCCCACACATCAATCTATGCAAAGTCTCCCCACCTTTCCTAAACTCAAAAACATCTCCTTTTACAATATCAGTTTTTATTTGGTTTGTGTCTGGACTTTCAAAATCATCTTCCTCAGCTTCCAACTGTTCAACCTCGCCTTCATCTTTAACAGCTACATCCAACCAATCAAAAGATACATCCTCAACCTCCTCTTCTTTTACCCAGTCAATCATTGCCGTTTCATCAATAGGATTCTTTTTGGTGTTAAAAACCTCTAACAAATACCTAATGGCTGTTTTACGATTTGGTAAGTCTAAAAAGGTACAACTTAATTGATCTGGAATTTCAAACCCATCAGCTTTTAATTCAACCAAAACATCTCGCCTAGTATGTCCATCACAAATAAAAATCTCATTTGTTTTAGT